GATCATTTAGAGCCTATGCCGTATTGCTTCTCGTTAGGTTGTACCGCTTTCATTAGCGGACCTACGAGCCCGGCGATAAACGCGTTAGCTAGTACTTTTGGATCCTGTATGCCTGACATATAGAGAGCTGCTACGGAGGCCAGCGCTGCGCGTACATATGACATAACGGCTGCCTCTAATTGCTTTTTATTCATTGTTATCTCCTGTAATGCCCTTTAATTGAACTATATTAATACGGATACGTCTACCGTACCGGTAGCGGATATAGCGTATAGAGCATCGTAATTTTCAACCATTAAAGTTAAAGATGCGCCGCTATTTAATTTATAGCCGTTAGCGGTAGTTACGTTAGGCCCACCTAAAAAAATAGGGTGATTACCACCGCCGCCACCGCCGCCACCGCCACCGCCGCCGCCGGCAAGATTATGTAAATATGCGGTCTGATGAAAAATACTAGCAGCTACTAAAAGGGTGGCCGTTGTACCTACTGAAATTTGAGCACTACTTGGCATCTTTTAATCCTAACTTTGTAATTAACTCTTTAGCTTTAGCAGGGGAGACCTCTACCTCCCAGTGCATCTCATCGGCTCGGCTCTTAAAGTCGCCGCCCCATTTTAGGCCATACTTCTTAGACAGAGCCCGGATCATCGGCACCTTCTCAGCTGGGAAAGTCCCAACCTTTCCGAGAGGATGCTTCGTCGCATTTAGATCGATAGCTGTACCCGATGAGTGACATGAGAGCTTGTCAGTTGTACCTCGTACCATGCGAAAGGCGTAGGCCCAGTCGTCAAAAGTGCCCTCATCGATCGGCTCGATCAGCTCATGAAACTCCGCAGCAAAGGCGGCCAAGAGAGGCCCAACACTCTCGGCGCACCTTAACTTACGATCCGTACCCTTTACAGGGTAGGACTTTATTTTAATCTCATCTGGATCTTTTGAGGCTGGATAGCCGTTATAACTTGTAAGCATTAGAGGCCAAGAGCTGCTAAATCGTCAGTAGTTAGACCTAAGGCTTCTAATTTTGCTAGAGCTGCGGTTTTTTTATTTGACTCTGCCTCATCTTGAGCGGCTTTCCATGCATCATATTGTGCAAATCCCGCAGTAAATTCAGCTTCGGTAATTGGATCACACTCCAAAAATTGTATTCCCTCGTAAGTATCCCCAATTAAAATCCATCCTCCATTGGGATAGATCATACTTAATACGTTTGCTGCAGTTGTCATTATGCACCTATTTCTAACGCGACGATGGTTGAGCGAGATCCGCCGTAGTTAATGCCGACAGCTGCACCATTACGACCATTTCTAAATTGTGTTTTATATGTTGTAGCAGATGTAGTTGATGGGGAGTCTACGTACATTAAAGTTTGTGTAACTGTTAAATCAAGGGTTTGATCTGAAGTTCTATTACCGTTGGATACAAACATAACCTGAGTTGCCCCACGCAATAATTGTGTTTCAATAAAATTTCCTACGTCAGCTGATGATTTATTCCAACCATTGTGATTGATAATCAACATAATGCGACTAGATGCAGAGCTTGGTGTTATTGAAACTGTACATCCTGTATCTGAATAGGTACTTGTAGAATTTGTAACTTCTGTAGTAGTACTTCCAAAAATTACTTGTAAGACTTTTCCGCCACCTGCTGCCGCAGCCCACTTAAGGCCTGTTGCCTCCGCTGAGTCTGCCGTTAATACGGTGCCGTTAGCTCCAACTGCTAAACGAGCAAAAGTGTCCGCGCCTGTCCCGGGTACTAGATCACCTTTAGCATCTATAGCCGTAGCCATTGAATTAGTAATAGTTACATCACCGGATGAGCCGCCGCCGCTGATACCTGTACCGGCTGTTACCGCCGTGATATCGCCGACCGGAGCACCTACCCAAGCCGCACCGTCGTAGTACTCGAGAGCATTAGTATCCTTGAGGAAAGAATATTGCCCCTCCTGCGGCGACGTAATTGCAGCTGCTCTAGCTGCCGAAGATGCAAACACGTTAATGCCTTGCATGAGGTAGCCGTTTACATCACCGGCGGTTAATACCTCACCTGTTGTAAAGGTCTTAAAACCTTGACCAGCTGCCATAACCTTGCTCCTTAGTAAGCTAATACAGAGCTATCGAGGACTCCGTATAGTGTTGAGTTGAGAATAAAGCCATCGATAATTGGCTCTAAAGTTGTAAAGCTAGTTTTCCAAGAGTTTGGTGTTACTCGATGTGTTACACCAAATACCTGCAAAGTTTGAGACAAAGTAGACCCACCAGGTTGATTAGTAGTTATCTCAACAGGATCGAAAAAATCTAAATCAAGAGCTGCAATAATGCCATCGTTGTAATTGTCTGTGTACAGATCAAGTTCGATTAAATCGCACCTAGTCCGTGTGCTCTTACGTGATGCAACGTAGGCACGTGCATAATCGAGTGCGGCTTGGTTTGTATCCATTACAAGATTTTGCTGATTATATGAGTGCACAAAGTATTCATCGATAGATGCCTGATCGTCTGCTATTTGAGCAGTACCGCCGATCTTGGTGATCGATGCGGAGTTATAGACCTGAGTATCGTCTAAGCGCCATACAGCATTAAAGTATGAGATATCGCTTCCATTGTCATTAAAGACAACAGGAGGTAAAGCCTGTGACTCGATGCAATATGCACGATCATTAAGCTCTACAGAGCCTCGAGCATTAATATAGATAGCGCCATACTCCGATGTAGTCGCAGTCTGTAAAGCGGCTAGTGCTGTACGAGGCGTGCCGGGATCTGCCTGAAAAATGGTGTCGCCGTATTGGATTTCACGCATCGATGGAGGCCAAGCGATTTCATCGAGGATAGCGTTTACTCGCTCACCCGGTAGATCACCGGCCTCAGCTAGTGTCACAGTTGTAATCTGGCTATTCTGAAAAAGTCTAAAAGCATCTACAGCTGTGATAATTGTGTAAGCCACATCGGTAGCCGTCTTGGGGGTAGTCGTTGTATAAGTAGTAATAAAACCGCTAAACATCGGATACTCGACTCCGCCGTATGTTGCTGTGATCTGAACCTTACGCATGGGAGTAAGTAAGCCGAAATAAGGCCCCGATGGATTTTGAGGGTTAAAGTCTCCGTTTTGATCCACGATACGCAGAGATAAAGCCCCTGTCTGAAATAGATCGGCTTGAGCATTACGGCCCCGAGTAGTCAAAATGCTATCGACTAAGATGCCACTATCTAAGATCATCGCCTGAGCAAAAGATGGTCCTGTAGAGAAGTTAATAACAGCGTTAATTACTGGCAACGTCATAGCGCACCTGCCGTTGTAGTCGAGTCACCTCTGCGATAGATCGTTTGTAAGCCTTCTTGGATAGCCGTTACTAGGGCCTCCTCACTACCTACAGCCGCAGCGTTTACCGTGATGTTGTAGTAATTAGCCGCCTGAGCTGCATAACGTGATCCGCTTACCGCACCTGCCACACCTGCTCCACCGGATAAGCCTCGTAGTAGTGATGATCTAGCTACGTCCTCAAGATTAAAAGTACTTAAAGCTGCCGCGCCTAGAGAGCTTGCAGCTAGAGCAGCTGTATCGGCTTCGGTCTGCATATCCAATAGCATTGAAAAAGCATCGGCTCGCGCTTGTATTGCCTCAGATGCCTCGATAAGAGCAGCTGTAGAAGCGCCTAGTCCGACACTCATAGGGATAGGAGCGATGTAATCACCGGCTGGGATACCTGAGCCAAGGCTTGCACTTGTAGGAATAACTGCATTAGCCGCTGCATTAGCTTGTGCTAGAAGTCTTAACATCTCTTGTATCTTGGCCATGGCTTGATCTAGGTTATTAAGATTGACTAGATCCTTAGGCTTGAGACTATCAAGGATAGATTTAATGTCATAGACCGTAGCCTTTTGAGCAGTTAGGACTCCAAGGATTTTTAGATCCTCGTTAAGTTTCTTTGTAGCGTTTTCAATAGCTACGATGTCACCCGATTGGATGGCTTGCTCAAGCTCGTACATAGACTTTTTAACATTAAGGCGTGCAACATCGTTAGCAATAGCCAGCATTTGAGCTGCGCTAGTAGTCTTACCTAGCTGATCGGCTTGATTGATAAGAGCCGCGTTGTATTGGATAGCCTCAAGGTCAAAGATGTTCTCGCCTTTACCTAAAAGTAAATTAGCTTTATCGATAGCGTTTGTGAGCTTCTTTTTCTTGAGTAAGTCTGTTGCAGCTTTAGCCTGATCTTTAATCGCCTGAGCCAGTTTCTTATTACGCACTAGAGCCTCTTGCTCTGCCTTTTTACGTGCAGCCTCGCGCTCCTTGTATCCACCATCGCCTGAGCCCGGGAAAAATAGTGGGCCCATATTAGGAGCCGCTATAGCGTTATTCTTTTTTAGGGCATTACCTAACGCACCTACAGCAAGAGCAGCAACGCTAATAGCTGTAAACCATGGAGCCCATGCAAGGCCGATAGCAATACCGGCACCTACGAGGATCGGCTGAGCGATCTTGACCTCTTGTACAAGATATCCAAATCCTGTAATGGCATTAGTGAGCTTTGTAGATAAGTTTTCGATAGTCTGAGCTGCACCGCCGGCACCGTTAGGCCCTGCTAGGCCACCTAAAGCATCGACTAGGCCTCCACCGATACGCCCTTGAGCTTGATTGACTGCCTCTGAAAGTATCGCCATTTTGCCGCTTAGGCTGGCTGCCGCTTCATCGGCTGCGCCTAAGGTATCTGTAGCTATTTTTTCTAGGATCTCATCGAAAGTCATGGCCGATAGTTCGGCTTTTGTCAGACCTAAGCGGTATGTAGCAAGTCCTTTAGAATTACCTACATAGGCATTAGCTAAATCAGATGCGACAGCTGCTACATCGGCATTACGAGAGGCAGCTAGATCGAGAGCTACGTTCATGATCTCGGTCGATTTAGATACCGATCCGGTGGCTGAGAGTAG